AAAAAAGCATTGTGTCGAACTCGGGTTCGTACTCTTTCATCACATCCATGAGCTGATAGTTCATGAATTCTTTAACTCTGGTTGACTGGTCTTCTCTTGCTCTATCAGCAAGTCCAATTATTTGTGTATGTACTGGACCAGTTGCTGGAAGTAATTCTTTGTAAGCTTGCGCTTGAAACTGTGTAACGGATTCTGCTAATACTGGGTGTGTTGCACCACTTGCGCCTTGAAATGGTTGTGTTGGATTTTCATACTTAAATCCTAAAAGATCTAAACCTTTTGTGTAAGTATCTTCCCACGCTTTTCTAGAACCTTTATATTGTTCGTAATTTCCTACTAATTCAGAACCTAACTTTCCTAAAGTTTGTTCTGGTAATAATTCTGCTAAATTGTCAAAATGGCCTTCTCCTCCAGGTTGGTTAACTGCTTCTGGATCAAAATTAATTGTTGCACCACCATCTTCTTCAGTTGTAACTTGAACATCATCAGGACCAACTTGCTCTTTAACAGTTTCTTCTTGAGCAACTGCGATTTCCTCTTCGCCAGGTACTTTAATTTCAGTATTTACGTTTGGTAATGGTTTGTCTATTTCTGCCATTTATATTCTCCGAGTTCCCTATTGTTTTAACTTGTTTTGTAGGAACATTCAACCCCTGTGAGTCAGGTCCCTTCAAAGGTGGTATCTCCTTCCATTTTACGTGTTGCATATTTGCAACAAGAGTTTTATTCTTCACTAAACCACCCTCTCTTGTTTCTCCAGTCATCAAATTTTTGAAGACCTTGAATTCCTAATGAAGCAGCTAAACCATAGCCACCAAATCTAGATAATCCCCTTAATGCTGTCGGACTCATACCCATTCTCATAATTTTAGACATTGTTGGACCGGCAAATTTTGTAGCTTCTTTTGTTAAGGGTGCCGCAAAAGTAGGTCCTAAATAATTCCATGGATTAGTTGCAATATCTGTTGGAGAATCTCCTTGTGCAATTTGACCTGCAATATGTAATGGCTCTAATGCAGCTAAACCTAATGGTGTTGCAGTTGCTGCTAAACCTTTTCCAAGTACGCCTCTTAATCCAAGTGCAGATCTTACAGGACCTGCTGGTTTTAGATTTGGACCACCCCTTCTTCTAACATCATATAATCTTTTACCCCCAGGAACCATTCCTGCTGCAGTTACTGCACCAAGAGTTGGTAATTGGTAATCTAGAATTGCTGGGCTTTCTTCTGGTGTTTCATCAATTGGATCTGTTACCATAGAGATTAACATATTCTTCTGTTGATCTTCGTTAGATAAATAAGTTGTTGGATCGTCGTTCATAAATGTTTTAACAAGACCCGCGGCTGCTGCACCACCTGCTGCAATCGCACCAAACTTACCACCACGTTTTGCAAAGTTTAAAAATCCTGTTGCAGAATTTTTAAATTTTTCTAACCTACTTGCTTTTTGTGCTAATTTTTCTGGTTCCTTTTGTATTGCTTCTTCAACAGCATCAACACAAGTTAATGTTCCACCCGTTGCTCCTTTAGCTCTGACTAAGCTACAAATTTGACCACCCGCTAATGCATCTGCTCTTGCATCATCAAAAAAATTTAGATGTGAGATAACTCTTGTTTGTTCCGTCTTACCTATTTTTTCAGCCGCCTTTAAAGCGTTTTTTCTATTCATTTCAAAAAAGTTTGCTTTTTTTATATTTTCAAATTCCTCTGCAGTGTCCCAAGTTTTTTTACCTTTCCATTTTTTTACAAACTCATTAATCTCTCGTTCAGTTTTGCCAGGAAATTCATCAAACACATCTATAGTTAATCTGTCTCCTCCAAAAGTTGAGCCATCACTCAATGTAACTTTTTTAAATCCTTGTGATTGAGAAGCTAGTCTAACTAATAAAGCATCTGCTTGTTCTAATAATTTTTTCTTCCTTGCATCTGGTAAATTTTGTTTTTTTAACTTTTCTATTTTTTCAGAAACTGATCTAATTTTAGAATCAAGCCCTTTTCCTTCTGAGGACATCGCTTGATTAATCTCTGCAGGAGTATAAGCTAATCTATCTCCTGTAATTAACTCTATTCCAAAAACATTTCCAGTATGACCTAAGTGGGCTTTAAGAGTTCCTTTATGAGGACCCCCATAATATCCACCTCGTTTTTTAACAGCTTCAGACTTTGCTTGCTTATCTAAATATCTTTTCTTTTTTTGAGCGTCTAATGTTTTAAGATCAGGTGGTGGATTTTTAATTGGGTTTTTTATTCTATAATCGTTTACAGCTTTAACAGCATCTGATTGTTTTCCAAACTCAGTAGATAAAACTGTTTTATCATTAACAGTAATAACTGCTCTATATAAATCTTTTGTTACTCCAGTTGGTTTGTAAGTGCTTGGTTGATTTCTGCTACCTATTACTTCTTTAAATTTTTGTTTTATAACATTATTTGTTTTTGTAGGAATACCAACTTTAACTAAAAACTTATCTGCTTTAGGAGGTGTGGGTGGTTTAAGTTTTGCTTCTTTTGCTTCAGCAATAAGTCTATCTTTTCTAGCTAAAGCGTTTTTAGCAGCTTCTTCACTTCTATAAAATTTAGTTCCTTTAAAATCTTCGTAATTAGAATCTTTTCTAAAGATAATTTTAAACTTAGCCCAACTAGGAGCACCATACTGACTAAAGTCTCTATCGGTTACAGTTAAGATTACGTTTCTATCGGTCATTAGACCTCCAGGATCTGAGCTAATCCGCCATGTTTGAATTCTGGAATGTCATCAGGATTGAATCTTGGATCGTCAGTTGCAAACCCAGATCTGTCTTTTGCGAAACGAACGTTATCGACAAATTCTTCTATAATTATTCTATCAGAACTTAATGGAAGTCTTTGTGTAATAGTATCACCAAAATATTTTTTAATTAATACTAATGGATCTCCTAAAACGCCGCCACCGCCTTCTGTAATATATTTATAATCTGTTGGACTAATAACACTTTCTAAAGTCCCACCTTGCGGAAGTAAGTCTGTTTCTTTTTTTAACATAGTATTTAAAAACGCTCTAGCTGCTGCTCTTTTCTTTGCAACCTCTGTTGCAGATACAGCTCCTGCATTTTTATAAAGTTCAGTGACATAACCAGCAATGAAATCATTACCTGCTCTATTTTTAACCATAGTTTCAAGAGCATCTACTTCAGTAGAGAATTGTTCAACTGGTGCTGCAATATCGTCTGGTCCTCCACGTGAACCTGGTGGTGGTAAATCATCTGCAGACTTATAAATGTTTTCGTATTCTTTCATTGCATCATCTAGTTTTGATGAAGTTCCTTTAATTTTTTCCATTTGACTTTCAACACGACTCATTAAAGGAGGAAGATTAAGAGATTTTTCATTACGAGCATCAATTACATCTCTTAAAGGAGGAAGATCAAGTTCATCGTTTATAACTCTTACATCATCATCTGTTTTTCTAGTGGCTCTTAAAGCACCAAGACCTTCTTGTGTTAGGTCCCTGGTTCCTGTTCCAAGATCAGTGATGTTTGGGATTTGTTTAGGGTTAAAGACGTCATCGATCTTTAACATGTTTTCGTATAATTTTCCTGCTTGAATGTCGTTTAACTTATTGGCCGTTAAATAACCGATAGAACTTTTTAATTCTTCTAAAACTTTATTTTTACCTAGAGCACCGATGGCGTCTATATTGATTGTAGAATCTATGAAGCCTTCTGGACTCTTACCGACTCCTAAGAAATTAATATTGGTTCGGGTACCAAGGACATCGGAAACATTACCCCCTAATTTGGAGTATAATTTTATAATTGAATCTACTAATGCTTTTCTAGCCATAATACTTTACTTGTCCTCTAACAATAGGCTCATCTTTATAATCTTCAGGATGACGAACCAAACCGCCCTGTCTAATTCGCATAATGGCCTGTGTCGTACTATCGACGTAGTCATCATGATCTCCGAATGGAAAAGAAGCGCACTCTTCCACTACTTCCTGGGCAAAATGCTCATGCATCGGGGCCCAGACTTTTCCGCTTTCAAAAAGCGGAGCTACGGAGTTTACTCTAGTGTGTTTATCATTTCCTTTGCTTGGAGTAAAGTTAATAACTGGGATATCCATCTGCCTCAACTCGTGAGTCAGAGGTAGTCCTGAAGCTTTTGCTTCTATGATGACCATGTCAGGTCGCCAGTCTTGGTATTCTTCCAGAGCCACTCTCCGGAGTTCAGGGAACTCGTACCTACCTTTAAAGGCATTCAATAAAATTATATTTTGTCCCCGGTCCTCGGTCGTAAAGACACCCCACATGGTTATAGCGCTATAGTCGGCAGTAGTTGATTTTGTAAATGCGGTATCGAGAGACATAATCTTATATTCTAAAGGTGGAGGGTTATTGCCTTCAAAATCACGCCACCATTCTCTTTTTAATATGGCTCCTTCTTCGGCAGTCGGTTGCTGCATATATTGGGCCAGCCAGTTGGAAACAGGGATCGAGGCTTTTGTTTTAAGTAATTCTTCTTTTTTCCAAAACTCCGGCCAAACAGGGTTTCCATTTGGCAATATAGCTGGAAGCTCTACAATTTCCCATTGATCACTTCCTTCCTCACTTTGTGCTTTTAATAATTGACCAGTTACATCTTTGACAGACCATCTAGTCATAACGATTACAATTGAACCACCAGGTTGAAGACGTTGACGTGGTCCTGATGTGTACCAAGTCATAGCTTTATCAAAAGCTTTACCATCTGCTCTAACATCTTGTTCTTTATGGGGGTCGTCAATAATTAATAGATCAGCACCCCGTCCAGTGATTGCTCCGCCAACACCAGCTGCAAAGTATTCACCACCTTGTTCGGTTTTCCATTTCCCTGCTGCCTGACTATCTTCTTGAAGTCTAGTCTTAAACAGTTCTTGATAATTTTTATCATCAACTAAGTTCTTAGTCTTACGTCCAAAGTCAATCGCTAGATCGGCTGTGTGAGTTGCTTGAATTATTTTTAATTTTGGATTGTTCCCAATCATCCATGCCGGGAGTAAGTATGAGGCAAACTCCGACTTTGTATGTCTTGGCGGCATGTTTATGATTAGTCGTTTAATCTTGCCTTCGGCAAGATCGTTGAATTTTTTATTAATAATTTTATGATGGGACCCCTCTATAAACTCAGGCCAAACGTACTTAACAAAACTTAAAAAATTTTTTGTAATATTTGGCTTGGCTTCATCCAATGCTACACTTCTTTCAAGTTCTATTAGTTTAGCACTTTCTTCTGGGGTTAATCCCTCTAAATTTTTTGTAATATTTTCCGTATCTTGCATATCTCAAATATGTTTTGAAAAGTTATACCTTAACCGTCTGAATTAATCAATAAAGGGTAGACTTGGGACCCCTTTTTTATTTAAAGGGGGTGGGCCCTCCCTGTTTCCGGATTGGGGTGGGCCCGCCCGTGGTACCTCTATGGTATGGGGTGGGCCCGCCCACTAGATATTGTGATGTTGCATTTTTGCCACCTGCGACATTATGCGTAGGATTATGTGGGATTAGTTCTTGACAGCTATATCTGGTATATGTGTTTATTGCATAGGTTATTTACTTTCTATTTCAGTTCTTGTTGATTGATATGGTACTCGATTGCTTTGTCCATTACTGTATTGATATCGATATCTTTCTTCTTGCCACTTCTTAACTTTGATTGGTGTTTCACTTGGTTCTCTAACTGGTCTTATGTTAGCAATCTCTTGTCTAAACTTATTTAAGAATTGAAACAAACATTGTTGATTGCAGAAGAAATCAAATATAGAATCTTGTCGCCAATGATTACCAATTCTAATCTTAACAGTTCTTAAAACTTTATTATCGCCACTTCCTCGAATCCTTGATTGTGTTTCAATAGTATGGCAACTAGGATTATGACACCAATTATATTCGCTCATTTTATTTTACCCCTTTTTTTAAGTAAGTTAATTAATATCAATAAAGTTTTATTCATACTCATTGGAATAGGTGCAACTGTCTTGGATAGTTTTTCCAACTTTTTATAAGTAGCAATATCAACTGACATATTTTTATATTTACTAAAGTCTGTCATTTTCTTTTGCCTTTCTAAATGCTTTGTCTAATTGTTCTAGTTTAAAAAGTTTTATTTCTGCTTGTCTTTCAAAATGTGCAGACACTAAAAATAAAACAAAACCAAAAACAATTAGCCCTATACCGAAGTATAGGACTAAATTGTAATCTATCATATTAAAATGGCATTTCTGATGAAGTGTCTTTTACTTCATCTTTTAAGATTAAAGGTTTTTCCTCAACTGATTTATTATGTAAAGAAATAACCCTATTCATAACAGTATCAATATCACTTGCTATAAAGTAAGTTCTATTTTTTCTGTCATTTAATGCGTCTAAATGTATTTTGAATTTAGTCGCTTGTTCTATTGTATCTGCAATTTTAGCAATTGAAAAACTATCGTTATTTTCGCCATAGTTTGTTCTTTCAATTACTAACCATTTCTTATTTGTCATTTTTTACCTCTATTGTTTTTGTTGCTTTTATTGTCATTGGATTAATTGCCATTCGCCATTGATTGCCTTTCTCATCTGGTTCTGCGTCATTATCCCAGTAGATAAAGCAGACTACTCCATTTTTAGAAATAAATGCTTTGCCAGTAGTCATAAAATCTGTCGGCTTTGTCCAACTACCATTTCTTGTAATTATCTTTTTATGCTTTTTAGCATAATAAGTAATAACAAAATTTTCTGGTATGTTGTTGATGTCTATTTTATTTGTCATTTTTTCCTTTCTGTTATGTTAGGGATTATATAGGATAATCCCTAACTTGTCAATAGTCAAAATGAATTAATTTGCAACTGTGGATTGTTGCATATATGCCATTCTTTCGGCTATTTTTTCTGCTTTGGTTTTGACCTTTTTGTTTTTCATACTATTCAACATTTGTACCGCATTTTCTGGGTTATACAAAGCCAAGCCAGTAGAGTTTGTTCTAATTATTTCTGCGTCAGAAATATCCAAACCAGCTTTTTTTGCAAAATCAATCGCCTCGTCAAGATACTTCCACCCTTTTAAACAAGGTTTTACCACTTTGTTCATCTGCTCTAAAATACTTTTTATCCAGTTTCTATGTGCAATAACAAATTGACCCTTTGCTTGTTTCCATTGTTTTAACATCATAAATTGTTCTTGAGTACAAGCGATAGACCTATCTCTACAATATTCTCTACCAATTAAATCTAATTGATATTTTAAGTTCCATTGTTTGCCATAGCCACTATCATTGTCACCAAGATATTTATTATTTGCGTCTTGATATTTTGTTAAATGTGGGTTGTTGTCTTTGCCCTCTTGTTCAATCAAAATATCTGGGTTGCAATTATCTTGCGCCTTGAGTTCATCACGATACAAAGCATATCCATAAGCATTATCTCTTGAATATGAATTGCTATCATCACCCTCAAAGCTACCATTTAAACGAAAGTCAAAATGTTCCTCAATATTTTTTTCTTTCGTTATTGGATTGTTGTCATAATCTCTATCTTCAACAGTACCTAAATAATGAAAATGAAAACAACTATCTTTTGCAATAGTGCTAACATTTTCAAACTTATTTTGTAGATGATATGCCATTTTGACATCTTCTGGTGTATAATGTTTTCTGACAATTTGTTCTGCTAAATTCCAAGCATTGTCATTCAACTCAATTTGATTTGCTTTGAGTTCATCATACTTTTGTTTTTCTTGTGTGTCTTCTTGTTCCAAGTGTACTCGCATACGATTTGCAATTTTATTTCTGTACTCTTGGTTTAATCTTATTCTGCCCATAATGTTTTTCCTTTCTGTTTTTTTATTATTTGCATTTTTTAAAATTATACTATTGACAAACCTTTGTCAAGGGATTATATGGGATATATATTATTTATAAAAACTTAATATAACAATCTAAGCTAATCTGTGGTTGGCAGTATAAAAACGCAACCACAGATTGCAGAACAGAAAGGAAAAAATTATAGAATTAATTTAGAATGATTCTAAATTAGGTTAGCACATTTACCTGCTTGCAAGCTTCCAAGCTTGCAAGCGCTGATCCCTGATCCATTAGGTTACGGACGATAATGCGGGCTAGCGCCCTAATGGATCTGGGATCAGTGTCAGTGGTCGAGGCATACACTAGTCTTAAATGTTCAGGTTGGTCTGGACATCACCCTCTGAACACTGATCCCTGATCTCTATCGCCACTTGCTAGGGGCCACAGTGATAGAGATCAGGGATCAGGACTTGAGATGAATTAGCTATACACCCTCATCTCCTGATCCCTGATCCCGCTAGTCAGGCCTTAACAACAGTGAACTGTGGGATCAGGGATCAGGTTGAAATAACATTGGCCTCTGCCCTGAGTACCGGGCGGGCCTGGTCACAGGCCACAAGCTTGACAACTGATCCTATATAATATAAGATAAAAACAGAAAGGAAAAACAATTATGAGTACAAGATCAAATATAGCAATAGAAGATCCAAAAACTAAAAAAGTGAAAGTAATATATGTTCACTCTGATGGTTATCCATA